CGGGCTTAACTCATCAAGGTCTTCATTTAACTTCATAAAGTCTTTAATGCCTCGTCCCGTTTCCTTTTTATAATTCAAATAAGCGGCGACATCTTCAGGTAAGTCAACGGATTGTTCGCGCTCAGCGAACAATTGGTCTACTGAATCAATCTGCTTATTGTAGCGATTCTTAATAAATGAAAGAACGTCTTCCTCACTAAGTGAGGGGATTGTTTCTTCCTCCTTTGATACCACCACTTCTGGGGTGTCATTAGAGACTTGCTCTTGATTTAATGACTCTTCGTGTTTAGCCAAGAGTTCATTTTCAATTTGCTGAACTGACTTAGATTCAACCTCGCCAAGTTCTTTTACCTTGATTTCCATAGATTTAATTTAATTAGACAAAGTTATAGTAAAAAATATATTGATTATCGAGGACTGAACTCCGCGAAATCAAAGCCATCCAGAGAGTCTTCATTAGACTCAAAGTCGACGGGGGGTAAATTGTTTTTGCGCTGTTCAATAAGTTTAGATTGCTCACTATTCTGTTGACTAATGCGTTTTGACTTCGCCGTTTCGCGCTCATCTTCTCGCTGCTTTAAAGACGACACCTCAACTCCTTTAAGCTGCATCTGGTAGCCAAACTCCTCAGCCATAAGTGACTTCTTAAATTCTGCCTCATTGCGCATCTTCTCAATTTCAAATGCAATCTCCGCCTGCTTGACCTGCATCTTGCTTTGCGTCTCTGCCTGAATCTGCTGCATGGCAGCCTGTGCCGCAATCTGTTGTGACTGTTGTTGCATCTGAGCTTGAGCCTGCTGCTGCTGCATAGCGGACAACTGGTCCTGCTCATACTTCTGCTTGCGCTTAACCTTCAGAAGTTGGTTTGCCATCTTGAGGTTTTTAACCTCACGAATATCAATGGCATCCTCTAGGTTTATGTCACCCTTAGATAATGCCATCTGAATGTTTGCTTCAAGCTGAGCCTTCTGCTCCTCGTCTGGAGAGACCTCAATAAAGATTCCAAAATCGTACAGGTATAGATCCTTAATCTCCTCAAGGATAGATACGTTATATTTTCCAATCTGCATGATGAACTCTTCCTTCTGGTCTGAGTATTCAAGAATGTCAGACACGCGCATAGCGAGAGCCTCTGCCAGAGTGCGAGTCAGGTACAGACTGCTCTCCAAGATGTGACGAGTTGCTGTGTTTGAGTTCAGGGCGGCAAGCTTCTGCACGCCAACCAATGCGTTGGGGTCCGGAGTAGAGCCATCGCGAGCCTCATTAAGGCCGGTGACCGAACGGATCATGTCCACGTAGTGATTGTAGTTGCCAATAAGCGCAGCCATTTTTTGCTGCCCAGAGTTCCCAGTCAATTGTTGAATGGGCACGCGGGCATTGTTGAATTCACCGTCCTGAGTATAGGAGCGTCCAACGACACTACCTGTCTGGAAGTAAAGGCGCAGTGCGTCTTCTGGATTGTATGACGCCCCATTGCCCAAGTCGACTTCGTTTAGTCCATCAGCGTCAATAAATACGCCATCTGGGACCATACGTGAAATGACCTGTTGCAACTTAAGGTGCGTAATCTGAATCAGGTCAGCAAATGGAATCATTCGACGAACTAAAGATTCGATGTTACCCTTGTACATGCGAGGAGCTACTGCTACATAGTTTGGCATAGCATGCTGAGATGCGGACTTAGGACGAACCATGTTCTCCATCATCTGCCACTTAAGCATGATGTTTGTTCCCATCACCATGACGCCCTCGTACCACACATCGATGGTTTTTTCCATCTTTGTGAAGTTACCCTCCTCCATCATCTCTGCCGGAGGATTGAATGTGTCGTCCTTCTCGATGACACGAGCGTTGCCATCTTCAAGAACTTTCTTTTTATATACGAACTTCTTGGTGGTCTTATAATTAAAGTACAAGAGAGTAGCCGTATCGCGAGCGAATACATCGTTCTCATAGAACTGCGCCACATTGAAGTAGTCATACCAGCTCTGGCTATACTTTGAAATAGTATCTAAGTCCTCGTTCGTTAGAGTCTGATCAATCTTTAGCAGCTCCGTAATGGGCAACGTCTTAATCTCTCCCCAATAGAAGCAGTCTTTGAACTGAGGGTCTTCGGTGTAGCTATACACCACGTTTGCCGGATCGACGTAGCTAATCTTAACGCCATCTCCGGGGAGGAACTCCTGCTTAGACATGCCGACGCCAAGCACGGTAAGGTCATAGTCAACACGTTTGCGGATGTCCTCATAGTGGTTCTCCTGCAAAATAGTATTGACAGCTTCCTCTTCGGCAATCTCAATGGCTGGCTTATAGTTTAGTTGCATGTGTAGAGACAACTCTTGGTCGTCCTCTGGCAACTTCATGGGGTCGTTCTGGAATGGGTTAATGCCGAAAGCCTCAGACATTTTGGTCAAGGCCTCCCGTGCAACCATCTCGTTCTCAATCTCGCGCTGAAACTTGGTGCGCTTATCTAATGATACAGCATCCTGAGCGTGAGCCTTTACCGTAAACAAACGGTCAGACATTCCGTTTACAACGATGTCTACAAATTTTGGTAGAATTGGAACCGGCGTCCAGTCAAGGTTTAGGTAGCTGAGATCTCCATCAATAGCCAACTCGTTTTTATACTTGGCTACAGACTGCTCGCCGCGCGCATATAGCCGCAAACGCATAAAGTCCCGAAGCTGAGCGTAGTAACGAGAGCTATTCCCATCCTTGCGAAACCACTCGTACTGAATAGCCTGTCCAATCTGGAGGCCGAATTCGTCAGTAGCTTTCTCCGCATCGGATACAAACTGACTAGGAAATCCGTTTGGAGATATATTAATAGTTACCTCTTTCATTTACTGTAGTAGTTCGCTTCGTGATCCGCGATTATTATATCTAGCAAAGTTAATGCTTATTTTTGATTGCTTTTGCTCAGGCAGATACATATGCTTTTGATTGGCCATAATGGCAAGACCTGAACTAATGGTTGCGTCAAACTTTGTTCGGTTGTTAATGTCGAAACGAGCCCAATCTTCAAGCGTCCTTGTGAAATACATTTCCCCCATATCGTCAACGGGTCTATATGTTCCCTCCATATCTATGCCAACATGCTTTTCAATATACGACTCGACGGCAGAAGCGTGAGACTGCTTAACGTCTTCAGACGTATTGGGAATCCCACCAAGTTCGCGCTCGGTCTTGGATAGCTTGCTTGCATGCTTATCTGGACGGTTAAGGCTGAAGCCCCTATACCCTCGGTTCTTAAGGTGATAAAGCAATCGAGGCTTGTTGTTCTCCGCAAGCACTGGCATGCCATAGAAAACGCAGGCCATCAGTACATCCTCAAAGAATATTTCTGCGGTTTGAGGCCTTGCTACGTACTCCAAAAAGAAATGATTTGAAGGGGCGTCGTCCATATGAAACTTCGTCATCCCGTGCAGCGCCCCATTAGACCCGCCGCCACCAACAACGCCAGAGATGTCGTAGGAGTCACAACCAAAAGAACCAATGTGCTCATTGCCCGGAAGCTTCATTCCATTTCGCGTGTGGACATTGTTCTGTAAGTTTTTTGGCGGCAGCCAAGAGACCTTAAATCGCCCGTGCTTGTCGGGAGTCCATACCACCTTAGTGTCCTTCTCGCCATTAAGCCAGTGAAACGAGCCGCGTGTAATAAAGTGTTCCGTTATTAAACTGTCGTTGTAGTCAATCTGCTGGTATATTTTGGTAAGGTTGAAGATAGACGCCTTACTTTCGTCACGGAAAGCGTGAGACTCCGTTCGCGGAAACTGACGATAGAATTCATTAAGCGCATCAGAGTCAGACTTAAGGGAGGACACTTCATTGTTCCAGTAGTCAATCGCACCTATCTTAATGGTTCCTCCATCGATACCGCTTATGGGGCGTTCTGGAGCAGTTAGGACAGGCATTCCATATCGGTCAATATACCCCTCAAAGTTCCACTCCATTGGAATAAATAAAGAGTATAGGCCACTTTTGGTCTGGCCGTTAGCTCCTCGCTTTGACATGTCAGAATCGTAGTATAATTTCTTAAAGTTGTCACCGCCTTTATCCAGAGCGTTAGAAGTGGACCCCATCATGCACTTACCAATAATCTTAGAGCCCAATCGAAGACAGGTCTTTGTTACGCGCCAGTTGTTTAGAATGTTGTCCGGTTTCATCCACTTGCCCGACTCGTCATGAATCAGCAACTGTAGCTTCTCGCCGTCATAGCTGTTGTCTGCTGTGTTTTTCCAGTCAATGGTAGTGTCCAGCCCTTCTACGTCATCCGCTTCCGTGTTGGACATATTCTTCTTTGTAATCTTAGAGGCTGGAACACGGTATGCGAGCTCTGTCTTCGGCTTATCCATGCCATCCATAATGGGCTTGAAGAAGAAGGGCAGGTTGCTATTGATGGGCACGACCTTATCCGTAAACATCTTCTTGGCATCCGATCCGGTCTTGGACAGAATGCCAATACGAGAGTCCTTAGCCATGGTGGCTATATTGATAGTCTCAGATGAGCCCATAAAGGAGAATCCAGATCGGCGAATCTTCAGGTAGCACATGCCGAACGAACGAACATCAGCCTTGCAAGCTTCCCAGAATATAAAGAATATTCGGTTAGCCTCACGAAAGTCCGGAAGTCCAATGTCAATCTTGGTCCACTGAAGGTACATGTAATGGGACCCCGTTATATACGTAGGCAATCCATCGTTCATAAACCAAAAGCCATTGTCTCGGCGGTCGAACTCGTCCTCAATATAGTCGACCCATCTATTCTTAAACTCAGAAGACATGTCGTGCCAAGCAAATATGGACTTTATCTTGTTGAGTTCTTTTGGGTATTCGTTAGGCTCCCAGTACTGCTCCGCCTGTTTTTTGCTGCGGGCATATACTTTTTCTGGCTGGCTGGGCAGCGCCACAAGTAAACCACTTATATTGTAGATGTCGCCAATGGTCCCATCCTTAGATATCACGACGATGTCATGCTCCTCATCGTAGCCATAAACCCAGGACTTAGCCTTGTTCTTTGACTTTATCGTAGCGGCAGGAACGACATCATAGATGACATCGTATATCTTATTTTGCTCTTCGTTCTGCAAAGCCTCCTCGTGATTTACCCTCTTCAGCTGGAGACTCTAGCGCTGAGCGCTCGGCCTCTATGCGGGAGAGAATTTCAAATGCATCAAAGATTGCCAGTTTTTTGGTGGCGGCAGCATTCTTAAGCCTATCCGCGGCGAGCTCGTCGTCCGGATTAGGCTTGATAATGTCCTCTTGTGCAACCTTAATTAGCTCACGCACAGCGCGTTCTCCAGCCTTGATAATTTGTAATTTAATTTCAGTGGTGTCCATTATAGCAAGATACAAATGTTTCCGCTATTTACCCTGTAAAGCTTTTCGCCTTCAACATTAAACTCATACTCGCTGTCAGGGGTAAAGGCAATCTCGTCTCCCTCCTTTAAGCCATGGGCAATCAGCTCATCTGTAATGTAGCGGATAGTTCCAACAAGCGGCTCCTCGGATCCGGGCTTAGAGATGTAGTAGTCCTTCGTCTCGACCGGCTTGATAAAGCAGTACTTGCCGGTTGTCTTCCATTCACTGCCATCATTGTATAAGAAAAACTGCCCCTCATCAATAAAGAATGTGTCGTCCTGAAAGAAGTTGTGGCTACTGCGCTCACGGCCACGCATGTCATAGTAAAACTTAAACACGTTGTGATGAACGAGCAGTAGGTCTCCCTTCCCGATTGGGCCGTCATAACCAATGGGCACTTCCTGAACTTCGGCAAACCTATTAGACACCTTGTGGTCCTCTTTTGAGGAGCTGACAATAAAGTCTACGCCGCCGATGTCCTTGATGTTATCATACCGGCGCCCGTTAAATGGCTTAATAATAAATGACCGAGGAGACCTCATGAGCCACAGCCTTCGCAATCTGGGTTGTCAATGCTGCATGCATTGGGCGTTTGCACTTCCTCCAAGTCGCTGATCCAGTTGTCAAAGTTGCTCATGTTGTTTAAAAATTGATGTTATACTCTATAGATATGGGCATGTTGGCATTGAACTCCTTCCAAAGAAGAACCTCGTCGCTACTCTCTACCCAAATTTTTATGTTACCACTTTCCTTATCCATCTGGATCAGGTGTATCTTATACGACCCGCCAAGAACTTCTTGGTCAACAATATAATGCATGGCGCCAGACTTGTAGTCCGCGCCAACGGATACTTTACGAATGTCCATTATTTAATTAAGAATATGCTGGGAACTTATAAG